TAAAATTAAATTCATTTTTACCTTTAGGAAATTTAGAAAAATCTATATCCAATGGTTCAAGTGTTGATAAATCTACCGATTGTTCTTCACCACCATAGGTAAATTCATATTGTTTACCATACCCAAGAATACGAGCTGATAACATAATAGCATTTTTATCACCAATCAACATATCATCAAGTTTAATTGACTTATCTACTATTAATGATTCTAGTAATTTATCAATTACAGTACCTTGTTGTATTAAGTTTTGAGAAGTAAGAATATCTTCTTCTTTTGCAGTCATATATTTTACTTCTACTTTACCACTTGATAGCGGATGACCATCAAAGTAGAAATACCCCTTAGATGGCAAGTCTACCATCTCAGTAGGGAATTTGTATTCAGCCATAAATGACTCCTTTGTGATTAAATTTTAATAACCAATTATAAATATAACCTTTTTGTACGAAATAACAAATTATTTTGATGGCATCATTTTTTCTTTGATTGGTTTAAGAATCATATCGAAAATAATATCGTCATATTTTGTTGGTGTAAGTTTTACGATTTTTTCTATTGCGTAAATACCAACTAAAACATATTCCCAATTTGCTGCTATCCATTCACTCATTGTATTCTCCTATTAGAATTGTAAGATTGCGTAATCATATTTAAGTGTTAAAGTAATCTCCGCTGGGTCACTTGATGCGTAATCTAAATCACCAAAGTTTGCAGTTTCGATATATGTTCCTTTTAGAACCCACTCTTCTACCACATCACCGACTGGCCCTAACATATTAAATGTAATGTCTTTTTTATAAAAATCTGAATATCCGTCACGACCTGTTACTGACTCGTGTCCTAAACGTATCCACTCCATAACTGATTGAGCAGCTGATGGAACTACGGGGTCATATAACATAATATCTATTGGTTGCCACGCACCTTTACCTTTAATATAACGTTTTACATTAATATGGTCTAAAACTATTTCCTCAAACTGAATCTGAGGTCTATTCATAGTTTTTATTAAATAAGCGGGAACACCTTCAATATACATAATGAACCGATTTTTTGTTTTCGGTTCAAATGGTGTGAACATAATTTCTGAAGGGTCTAATGTAGCCATTTATAATCTCCTAAAAAGTCTTTTATTTGTACTCATAAATAAATATCAATTAATGAAATTTTAAGTAAAAAAAGAAAAACCCCAATCAAAATTGGGGCTTTTCGTTATACATTACATCTGTTTTATAAGTCAAACTTACTCAGGAAATGTAGCACCTGTTGGTTGAACAACAAAGTCTAGTACTATAAACTCTGCAGTTCGTGTAGGTTGTATAAATATCTGACCTACTAACTGATTTCTATCCACAACATCTGGAGTATTATTGGTATCATCCATTACTACTCTAAATGCGGATAAACCACTATTAGATTGTACCTGCTCAAGATAAGGATTTACAATATTCAAGAATCTATTTCTTGTTGCTGATGTATTTTGTTCAAATACCAAGAATCTTGAAGTACTTGCAATAAACTTTCTTAATGCAATTAACAATCTACGAACATTGATTCTATCAAGTGCTGATGGTCTTGATTGTAGTGTTTTCTGTCCGAATACTACTACACCTTGACCTGGGAAAGAAGCTATTGGATTGATTCTATTATCATATAGATCATCACGTTCTGCGTGAGTCAATCTTGTTTTTGCTTCAGTTACACTTGTTAATCCACCACGATTTAAACCAGCTGGTGCAAACCATTCGTGAGCTACACTATCTGTAAAACTAATTACACCAGGTAATACTACTGATGGTGGTACAAATACAGGACTATTAGTGTCTCTATCTACAATTTTTACCCAGGGGTAATATGTTCCAGCGTAATTTGTATCTAATGTTTTAACAGTACTCTTTACAGTATCTATTGTATCATTCATACCAGTTGCGTCCATTACATAGAATGCATCTGCTCTAGCTTCTACTTTAGATATTGCGTGATTTGTTACAGTTGAGTGTAATCCGTGAATAACACCAGGTGTTACTAATAAATTAATATCAAATTCATCAGGATTACTTATTGAGTTAATAGCTCTTTTGTATGCAACAGAACCACTAGCCGCTGAATCTGATAAGTCAAATCCTTGTGTATTTGTATTTACAATATCACCACCAGTCTTTACTGCCACTGCTGGATTTGCTCCATCAAATCCAAATTGGAAAGGAACGAGAAATTTTCTCTGTTGTATTGCTGAATTTGTTAAAGTTATTAACTGACGAGTAGTTCCATCTGCACTAGCAGAAGCGTATGTGGTTACATTTAGTTCACTAGCATCAGCATTACCACTACACAACTCTAAACTCATAGAAACATTAGCACCAGTTGTAGCTGTTGCAGGTATTGGAGCTAGATATTCACGTGAAGTTAAATCTGAAAAATCAAATCCAAAAAATGTGTTTCTATCAAAATTATTATTTGAATCTATTTGGTCTAATCTAAGTGAAGCACTTGGAACGGCGTTTCCACCTGGTACTGAATTTTGAACTGCTTCAAATCCCATTGGAACTACAGTTTTTTGAAGTTTAAATGTACCATCTTTAACCATATTCTTAAAATCACCAACTCTAATATATTTACTAAAGTTAGGGAAATCACCATAATATTCTAATTTACCATTTGAATCTATTTCTACCCATCTGTCACCAATTCTTCTTGCAAAGAAATTAGAAGATAATGGGTCAAATGTTAGATTATCAAATTGTTCTAATATTTGGTCATCATCTGAACCACCTGGATTATGTACTCTCACCTGTATTGAAAATGTACCAAAGTCTGAACCAGCAACATCTGCGGCTGGTTTAATATCTAATATACCTAATTTGAAACTTGTGTTCATCTCAGTACCGTGGCCACGAGTATAAACTCTAAATAAGTTTTCTCTTTGACCATTAGCTATTTGAGATTGAATATAAGGTGTTCTTGCAAATTGATAATCTTTATTACCAGTCCAAGTTGTATCAGAGGCGTCACCTGCTGAATCAAAAGTTGTTGTTCCACCAGTAAAGTTTAAACCATTACTTGTCACCACTGCGTCAACAAAAGAAGCTGACATATTTCCTACTGTGGTATAAAGTTCAAATGGTCTATCTTTAAAGTTTTTGTATACGTAAACTGAGGATGTACTTCCACCAGATTTGGTTGATTGTGGGTCTGAACTTAAAACTTCTGAAATGTAATTTGCACTACTTGTATCAAAAGATAATGAATATGTTTCAGCGGTAACATCACTACCTGAAACTACTAATTTAAAAGCACTTCCTGAAACTCTTTCTCCCTTTACTGATGCTGTGTTATTGTTAATTGCAAAAGTTCCACTTAAATCACCAGTTCCACTTGAACCAAGTGATGGTGCTAATATAGCTATTGATTGTGAGGCTTGAGGACTATTAACAATATCACCTGTTCGGTGCTGCATCTCAAGTCTAATTGAATCTTCAGCGTAACCACCAATCCCTAAAACTCTTACTATTGTTACTGTTCCAGCACTACGTAAATATGCTTCTACTGTATAAGGAACATAAAATCTTGGGTCTACTACCCCAAACATTTCTTCGAATTCTTGAAAATTATTTATTGTTGTAGGTGTAAACGCAGGCCCTTTTTTGGTTGGGCCAATAATTGCCGCACCAATTTCACTAATGCCTTGTGGAAGAAAGGATAAATCTCTTTCACGCGTAAATACACCTGGCGAAACTATTCTTTCAGCCATTGTGATTCTCCTAAGTTAAAATTTTTGAATAAATTTATTCTACTATAAATATAACTTAACTTCTCTAAACTGCTCAATTTAGAGGTTTTTTTTTAATTTGATGGTGTAAATACGCCTGTTGCTGGGTCTAATTGACCTGGCCCGTACTTTTCATTTAGTTTTCGTACTAAATCACGTTCATCTTGTTGAACTGCTTGATATTCTTGTTCAACTTCTTCAGTGCGTATATTAAGAGCATCAATCTGTTGATTCAATAATATTTTTTGAACTGCAAGTTGTCCTAATACAGACTGTTTTTCTTGATAACCAGTTTGTAATCCCTGTAGTGATTCTAGTTCTTCATCTGTGAACTTTAGTTCTTTAGATTCTTCTGATTTTTTTGCTTCTTCAGCCATAACTATATTCTCCTATATTTTTATAGTTTTATGTTTAAATAAATATCATAGTATACTATGAAATAAAGTTTTTTTTTTTAAATTTCTATAACCTTATATAAACGTCCAGTATCATCAGAACCAGTTAATTCGTTCATTTTTGCATTTGATGCTGATACGGCGTTACTACCACTAAATTCCCATAGTTGGTCATTACTACCACTTAACTTAGCAACATAAATATTTCTTGATGCCCAACTTGGGTCATTAAATGTTACTCCACCAATAACACTTGATGTTGGTGCTGGTTTAAGTTGTTTGACTATTCTATAAGGCATTAGATTCTCCGTTTTATATAAATATATTAAATAAATATTTCTTTTAAATGATTTACTCGTAATTTTGGTAATATGGTTGGTTTTATTCCCAATTTAGTATACACATCTAAACAAAAAGACGCGTCCTCTGATACATTCTCTTTATATTTACCTATTTCTACTAATTTTTGTTTAAAATAGGGGTACTCTAACTCTTTTAATATATCAGTAGATACTTTAGTGAAACCAAATCCACAATAATCTACTTCAAATGGTTCTTTTTGTGTTTTAATTTTATTTTGATTCCAAAAATTCATATTACCTTGTTTTTTAAAATCCTTTTCATTCCAATCTGCAATCATTGCAGTACCACTTAATTCTTTTACATACCAACCTGCACAAAATGGTGAATCATATTCTAATAAAGTAGTTAATTGTTGATAATTAAATTCTTGGTCTGCATCAATCCACACTAAATAATCTACTTTATCTATTAGTTTACGAGGATTACTAAAACCACCACCATCAGTACATAACCAATTTCTTGCATCTGCGTGTGTTCTACCTACTACGGTGTATATCTTTCCATCTAATTGTGGACACCATTCTTGAAGATTTAAAAATTTTGGTAATAATCTACCACTTATTGTGTTGTATATTGGAATACAGAATGCGTATTTCATAAAACCTCTTTTATATAAGTA